AATATTATACGGATGGCCGCTACTGCAATTCGAATTTTGAATTTCATACACATAATTACGAATATGCCATTTAGGTCCTCAACTATAAATAAGGACCCATTCCCGGATTGCAAGGCCAAGTATGAGAGGACCCGATGTACCAGTCAATATGCCTCAACCAAAAAAATTTTTAATAAATGCCAAGAATTATTTCCTCACATACCCACACTGTTCTCTCACCAAAGAAGAGGCACTTTCCCAATTACAAAACCTAGAAACCCCTACCAACAAAAAATTCATACGTATTTGCAGGGAACTACACGAAGATGGGTCTCCTCACCTGCATGTCCTCATCCAATTCGAAGGCAAATTCAAGTGCCAAAACAACAGATTCTTCGATCTCACCTCCCCAAGTAGGTCAGCACATTTCCATCCGAACATTCAGGGAGCTAAAAGCTCCACAGATGTTAAAGCATACATGGAAAAAGACGGAGACGTGCTTGATCATGGAGTTTTCCAAATCGATGGAAGATCAGCTAGAGGAGGTTGCCAATCTGCCAACGACGCATATGCCGAGGCAATCAATTCAGGGTCCAAAGCAGCGGCCCTCAATATATTAAAGGAGAAGGCACCTAAAGATTTTGTTTTACAGTTTCATAACTTAAATAGTAATTTAGATAGGATTTTTGCACCTCCTTTAGAGGTTTTTGTTTGTCCTTTTTTGTCTTCTTCTTTCGATCAAGTTCCAGAAGAACTTGAAGACTGGGTTTCCGAGAATGTAAGGGATGCCGCTGCGCGGCCATGGAGACCGAAAAGCATTGTGATAGAAGGTGATAGTCGTACGGGTAAAACAATGTGGGCCAGATCACTGGGACCACACAATTATTTGTGTGGACATCTTGATCTAAGTCCAAAGGTATACAGTAATGATGCTTGGTATAACGTCATTGATGACGTAGACCCCCACTATCTAAAGCACTTTAAAGAATTCATGGGGGCCCAAAGGGACTGGCAAAGCAACACTAAGTACGGGAAGCCAGTTCAAATTAAAGGCGGGATACCCACAATCTTCCTCTGCAATCCAGGTCCAAATTCCAGCTATAAAGAGTACTTGAACGAGGAAAAGAATTCTGCACTTAAAAATTGGGCTTCAAAGAATGCGACCTTCATCACCCTCGAAGAACCACTCTACTCCGGTTCCCATCAAAGTCCAACACCGAATAGCCAAGAAGAAGCCAATCAGGAGGAGGAGGGTTGATCTAACGTGCGGGTGCTCATACTACTTCGGCATAGATTGTGCAAATCATGGATTTTCGCACAGGGGAATTACTCACTGCAACTCAATGCGAGAGTGGCGTGTATACCTGGACGGTCAAAAATCCCCTATATTTCAAGATAACCAAGCACCACGAGAGACCATTCAACACCAACCACGACATCATAACGATCCAAATACAATTCAACCACAACCTGAGGAAAGCGTTGGGAATACACCAGTGTTTTCTGATCTTCCAGATCTGGACTCGTTTACAACCTCAGACTTGGCGTTTCTTAAGAGTATTTAGGGTTCAATGTATGAAATATTTAGATAATTTGGGTGTAATTAGTATTAACAATGTAATTAGAGCATGTAATCATGTATTATGGGATGTATTGGAAAAAACAGAATATGTAACACATTCTCATATAATAAAATTCAATATTTATTAATTCGTAACGGAGTCATAGAAATAACTCCTTACTTTCAAAGTAGCATACACGGGATTAGAGGCATGAGTACATGCCATGTACAACAAAAGAGCATTCTCAGTGTGATTCTCGTACTTCCCAGCTTCTTGGTGATTGTACACAACATGATTATTAACACGATAAAACTTCCTAATTATCGCCTGCTCCTTAGCTGCATACTGTCCACCAGTAACTGTTGCCTGGAACCTCCTCAACACCTGGAAACGATCACGATGGTCGTTCTTGACGGTAGCCGTAGAAGGTTCATTATCGTAAACATTAAACACCTGCTGAAAATCATTAGGAGTTCCACTAGGACGTCTATCCCTCACTATCCAGAACATAACGGTGTTAGTGTGGTTCTTCACCTTGATGTTTTCATCCATCCAAATCTTGCCCACAAAATACAGTGACTTAACACAGAAACGTTTACCAACACGATGGGTCAAACCCACTCCCCTAGTAACATCAGACAGACATATGACCTTACCCATGTGACCGATATCATTCTTTGCATCGAAAGATTGGACCTTACACGGACCCTCACAGCCTCGTGGAACATCAGGGCTTCTGAACATCCTGTACATCCTGGGCTTTCGATACATGGGCCGATTGACCCATGATTTCCTTTTGTTTGTGACGAGGACAGTGGGGGCAGCAGCACGGCTGGTATAAGGGCTGTCGAAGTTCAACCGGCGACGCACCTTGGATGCGGGAGTGGAAGTGACTATATCTGCGGGACGCTTCGACATAATCTCGAGCACGAACAACTAAAATTAAATCACGAATTAAATCGTACCCTAACGTATCCGGAGAGTATGTATTTTCTACCAACTGCAAATACTTAATGGCTAGCATACACCTGAAACCATGTACGGTTTCTGGGAACTCGTTTAACAATGGATCCCACATGTTTAAAATGACTCCTTCGGGACCAAGTTATATAGGGGAACCACTTAATAATTAAGCTTGAGGCGCGGTCATGATTGGACATTACTGAGTGGGGGGGACCTGTTTAAAAAAAATCGCGGCCATCCGGT